TCATCAGCTCCGTAATACGCACCTTACCGCTGGCCGTCTTTTCTCGCCCGGGTACGAAGCCCACCCGCTTCTGATAGCGACCGCGCGAAAATACCCCCTTGTGCCCACTGGCCATGGTGGCGACAAAGGCATGCCGGATCATGGTCGTTTTACCCTTGTGGATCGCCACCGAAATAGACGATCCCGATTGCTTGGGCTTGAATGCGATAATCGGCAGTCGGCTTTCGTTTATCTTGATGCCTCCGTATAGGCTGCCGCTGTTGGCCTTTGGCGACACCACCGCCTGGCGTGATAGGTATTTCTGCGATATGTTGTATCGCTCCTTTATCCGCTTGTTTATGCGCGGGATCGAGCGTGTCAGCGCACTATTGACGCCTTGCGCCGTGCCGCGCAATATCTCATTGGGGGATAGCTTGCTGCGGAACTCGTTTTGGATCCGCTCGACCTCGCCGCGCTTTTCCTGTGTGATCTTGATCTCCATAACGTCAGATTATTGCATGGAAACGTCTGCCACGTGGTCGGCCGTCTCACCTCGTTCGTATTCTTTCAGCTTCTCGTCGATTTTGAGGTACAAATCCACCGGTTGGGGTGTCCGGCGCTTCAAATCCTCATACCACTGGCGCGATACGCCGGCCTCGCGGCATAACTGCGAAATGGACACGTTGGCCGCGTTCGCCCGCTGCCGGATGTCGTTCGCCAAGTCTTTGTCGCTTTTTTTCATAATCCAAAAAAAATTATAAATACATTGATTTCAACGCATTCCTGCACCTGCCATCTCTTTCGGCCCGCAGATGCAACTCCGCCATGTTCTGCTCGACATACTCCTGCACATTCGCGGGACACTTGCCACTCTCATACATGGCCAGTAGATACTCGGCAGGGACTTTCGCTATTACTTCGCCCTTGTAGCTGCCGAATGGCATACGGTCGGCCGTCTTCTGCTTCCGATCGGCAGCCTCGGTGTCCCTGCGTTGCTCGATGGCGGGCTTGTGCTCCTCAATGTACCGCGCTACACTTTCCGAACATTTGCCGTTCTCATGGAGCCATAGCAGGTAATCGGCGGGGACGCCCGACATGGGACGCCCCTTGTATTTGCCGTATGGCATGGCGCTGGTGTCTGTCAGCCTCCACATAGTCAATAGCGTTTCCCGTGCTTATATCCTCGGCCCTCGTTGTACTGCATTTTCAGCAGAACGTGCATTTCGAGATTGATGCCGAGTGCGGTGGATAAATCAAGCAGGCGAATGGTCGCGTCGGCCAGCTCGTCCTCGAACGTGTCTTTAACGTGTACCTCGAACTTTTCACGGAACGGAAAGATTTCACAGGGTTCCTTATCGAAAAAAGCCGATAAGTCGGCCCGTTTGTTCTTACGATCGGCTTCCAGCGCCTCGGCGAGTTCCGAAACGGTCAGCATTAAAGCGCGGGGGATGTCGATCGGTTCATCGTGGAACCCTTTCGCTTTGGCGGTTTCAAATGCACGTCGCCCCAATTCTTTGAGTGTTAAATTTCCCATGATTATTTCATTTTTGAAAGGTTTTTACTCACATAATCCGTAAAAGCTCATGCAACTGGTCGCTGTGTCATCGTCGAACAGGCTGCCGGTCGCGTTCTGCCATTTGACATATTGTACTACATCGTTTATTGTCGGATATTTCTCGCCGCTGGTAATCGCGTGGGCGGGGATTTTATCCGGTCCAAAAAACGATGACTTCAGGTCATGCTCCAGCGTGGCAATCTGCTCGATGCGATCCGGAGATTGGCGGGAAATGTTCAGTATATCCCGCTGGCTCGCCATGACGCACGGCCAGCACCCTACACGTTTATAGCCCATCGTGTAGAGCGGATTGGGTTCAAGCCCCGCCGAGAGGATGTAGTCAATCACCTGCTGCGCCGACCAATCGAATACGGGACGCAGTAGATCGTCAGCGTATTGCTTTCGGAACACCCGCACGTCGTGACCGCGATAGGTGTGCATCTTTGGTTTGCCCGCTTTATCATAACCGTATGGCTCGAAATAGTACTTAAAGTACGTGCATTGCTTTGACATAGCCGCACGGTTCGGAGATTCCGCCGCGCGTATGCCTTGGATCATCAGTATATTATCCTGTACGTTGTCGAGCACATAGTCGATGCACGGCTTGGTTTTCAACTCTTGGGTACAGAATCGGGCACGGGTGGACGGCCAACGCTTTTTCTGCTTGGCCAAACCGACCATCCCATCATACTTGGGCGACTTGAGCGTTACGAGGTCGAGGTTTAGCCGGTCGGCGATGCGATTGATGTACTCGTAGGTCAGTGGATGCTCCCATCCCGTATCGCAAAACACGGTGGTAAAGTTGGTGGTGATGTGCTCGCGCACCCACAACAGCGCCGCAAGGCTATCCTTTCCTCCGGAAAATGTTACGATTATTTTCATCTACCAAAGTGTTTTATACAGTTACAGATCGTGATTGTCGGATTGGCCCATTGCCGTTGAAACCGGCGCCAATCGGTTGAATATTTACCCTCAAGATCACGAAACAACATTGCCATTGGCATAAAACCGGCTCGCCACGCCTCGCCCATCCGTGTCTGTGCTTTCTCGAACGTGTCTCCCTTGTAACCGCACAACACATAACACCTCATCGAGTTGCTGGATTTGGTGAAACCTGCCTCGATAAGCATTTTGCCTGCCTCAACGAGCGGGTCCAGGTCGTTGGGGGTGTCGTAGGCGAAAAATAGCGATTGGGGATGTAACTCATGTATTCGTTGCGCCATCGTCGGGGTTAGCAACGCTGCCTCCAGTCCTCCGGTAAATTGCGGCTTGTGCGGCTGGCGGGCAAGCATGGCAAATACCTCGTCGATATGGCCCGGAGAGCAGGCCAGCAGGTTGTCATCGGTCAGAATCCAGCCGTCGGTAACTGGCAACTCTCGGAGCATTCCGCCCTCACGCTTGGGAACAGCGCAAAACCAGCATCGATTCGGACATCCTCGGCTGGTAATCACGTATCCGTGCCTCATGTACATACCAGGGATAAAATCGCCGCCCGGCTCATTGTAAGCGGGACCGCCGATCTTCACCGTTGCAACCGGCTCCCATTGTTTCGCCAGCCATTCAGCGATCGGTATGTCCCATGTGAACGTTACAGAAACGTGCACCTCGTCCGCTTCGTCGAAAAAGGACGGAGTTTCGCGGATACGTACCAGCTCGTCGGTTGGCGTAGCATTCGTCTTGGTTGGGAATACTCGTATTATCCGTTTTTTCATATCCATTTCAGAATAATTTTTGCTGCATTTGGTGATCGATCAATCTTCAATAACCCGCACGTAGGTATCGTTTATAGTTCGACCTATCTCTATCAACCTCAACGCGACCATTTCCTCCAATACGGCACGAAAAGCGGTGAGGGATTGGGAAAACCGCGTTTTCAGCATAAGTCCGTCGCGTATGACCAGAGCGTCGGCGGGCATCCTGTTTGTAGCCCGGCGGGTGCGTTGTACCTCGCGGACGTGGCGCCGTATCTCGGCGTGCAAAGGGTTGGCTGGTTCCATTTATTGCCCGCTTAATTTTTCAACGATCCGCATTTCTCGTTCGGATAACTCCCATACTATAGCCTCTTTTTTCACCGCAGCTCTTTCGGCGGTAACTCTTTCGGCGGCGGTATACGAGATTAAAAAACCGGATCCGTAAATCGATTTCCCGTGCTTTTTTTGGATGTCAAGCGCAGAGTTATGCACCATTTCCCGCTTGTCTATCTTTATCTCTCCCTTGTTTTTCACGATGTACGCTACATCCGAAACCGTCAGCACGCAGTCCGGGTATTTGTATTTCGGCAACTCCGCTTTCGGTGCCGAGCAAATGGCGTCGATCCCCTCATATAGCACAGGATCACCTATTACACCGGCTTCGCCGAACATATTGGACAAAAAAGATGTATTTACTTTTGCCCCGTTTTCGTAAACGATAGCGGCGCCGCATACGATCCGTGTACAGTCAAGGTCAGCGCTGAACAATGTCAGATGCGGAGCAAACAGGAAAAACTTGATCCCTCGTTTCAGATAGAACCGGACAATTTGAGAGACGATCGAAAAGGGCGGGTTGTCGATCACCACGCAATTATCGGGATAGACCAAGCTCTCGTAATCACCACCCGGATAGAACGGGCGGACAACGGTCATCCCGTCGATGTCGCAATGATCGGCTACATATTGCAAAACATAGTCGTACACCGCTGGAGGCGTATAGCAGTCGTCGGTCGTTTTCTTGGGATTGAATTTTTCCACAAAGCCCTCGTAATCGTCGAAAATACTTTTTTGCGACTTTCTGCGATTCGTGAACACGTGCTCCTCTTGGCCGAATAAATTTATACTTTTCATATCATGCTGCATTTTCAAAATCCAAAATCATACGCCCCAGTGCTTCGCAGATCACGCGGGCCATTGTAACCTCAACAGCGTTGCCGATGAACTTCTTCTGCTCGGCCTGTGTGCCTACCAGCTTGTAGTTGGCGGGGAAACCCATGATGCGTTTCAGTTCGGAAATCTTCAACATTCGCATCTTCACATCGACCAGCCCGTACAGCGCCATGAACTCCTTTATCTGCACCACGATCGGGCTGTCTGTGGTATATACCTCGTAGATCAGCGTATCGCCTTCGCGGCGGATGAACGGCGCGAGATGCTGCACGTCGTTCTCCGTTGTAACGATACTGGGCGGTCTTTTGTCCATCCGTGCGATCAGCGTGAAGCACGGGCGATCTATGGGTGCCCCCGCTGATGCGAATTGCGGGTTGAGTAGATAACGACCTTTACGGGGCGGTGTTTCCGCACAATACGTAACGAGATGGTGTTTTGGCGTGGGGGTTACAGTCCCGGCCGGCAACTCGACGGACGCGGTGCATCCATTTCCGTACTGCATATTCAGGAATCGAGGACGCACCAGTTGAAACCGGTCTTTCGTCGTGACGGTCGGGGCCGGCGCCTCGACGGGCGAGTTGTAGCCGTTGCCATAATATGCCGTCAGAAAATTGCCGGACACCAGTGCGTGGTGATCTACCGTCGTGATGGCGTGCGCCGGCCCGTCGATGCTGATGGCACGGTCGGCCGGTGATCCGCTGAAATGCTTGGCAAGGAAACACGCCTTTGCCACGCCGAGCCTGCTCTGCACCGCAACCGTCGGGCAAGGATCGTCGATACCGGGCGCAACGTACTTACCGCTTTGGCTCATGGAGTTGTATTTGACCATGAACGCCTCTTTGCCACCGGCGACGAACTTAACCAGCCCTGCGTAGATGCGTTCAAAGGTCGCATCCACCAGCGGCTTTTTGCGGCCGAAGATGCTGGCGCCCTCGTCGTGCAAATCGAGCACATCACGAACCGGGCGCCACTTTGCCCGGACATCGAACAGGTTGGGAGCGGGTTTCTTGGTGTGTGTCGGCGTCGGGAAAACGATGGGCAGTTGTCCGGCGGCGAAAATCCCGAAGAACCGGCGCCGGGAGGTGTAGGCCCCGAAGTCCGCCGAATCGAGGATGCGGTGGTCGAACCGATACCCTCCGTCCTTGCAAATGCAAGCCACCCATCGGTGGTAATCCTCACCTCGACGGGTTGCGTCGGGGACCCACACGGGGGCGATGGTACGCCGCTTGTGTTTGCCTTGGCCGACTGTCTTTATCTTCAGCGGGCAATAGGCGCCGTGCCCATGTGATGCCTCGACGACTTTCACCGCGAGCGACCCCCACGTCATGAACTCCTTGACATTTTCGATTTGGATATAGTCGGGGCGCAGCGCGTCGATGTAGCGGAAAAGGTGCTCGGCCAGCGTGCGGCTGTCTGCGTCGCGGCTTTGGCCTCCTTTGGCGATCGAGAAGTTGGTGCATTCCAGCGATGCCCACAACACCACGCGGGCGGCGGGGTATTGTTTCCGTGAGACCTCGACATGGGCCAGTAGCCGGTCGAGGTTCAGCGTGCGGATGTCCTCGACAAAGTGCAGCGCGTCGGGATGGTTGGCCGCGTGCGAAGCGATCGCGTTGGCATCGTGATTGACGCATGCGATCACCTTGGCGACCTGCTCGCCGTGCAACCGTGCCGCCTCAACGCCCGTAGATGTTCCACCGGCGCCGCAAAAGAGGTCTATGTACAGAAAGCGGATCATAGCGTAATGTTTTCAAACATCCCCAGCTCTTTGCTGCGGCGTCGGTTCTCGATCTCGATGTACTCGGGGTTCAATTCGAACCCAATGGCATTGCGGCCGAGTTTGTTGGCGACGATACGCGTAGTGCCGGAGCCGTTGAATGGGTCGAGCACGAGGCCGCCAGCGGGACACCCGGCAAGGATGCACGGCACGATCAAATTCTCGGGGAACGTGGCAAAATGGGCCTCTTTGAACGGCTGCGGGGGAACTGTCCACACGCTTCGTTTGTTGCGCGTCGTTGAAGCTTCCGGCGCTATCTCGGTGTATTCAATCGCTTCCGCACGACCGGAACGATGGAATGATCCGTGCCCGCCTTTCCCCGTGTCCCATCCTGCCGGCTTGCGCTGCCGGTTCTTGCCGACGTTCGGATGGTTGATCAGGTTCTTGCCATCCTCGAATTTCGATCCGTTCCACCCGGTCGCTGGCTCCTTGATCGCCTCGGCGTCGAAGTAGTACTTGGCCGATTTGCTGAACAGGAAAATATACTCGTGTGCTTTCGTACATCGGTCTGTGACGCTCTCGGGCATCGGGTTCGGCTTGTGCCAAATAATGTCCTGACGCAAGTACCAGCCGTCAGTACGGAGGGCGAACGCCAGCATCCACGGGATCCCGATCAGATCTTTATTTTTCAGATTTTTGCACTCCAACCTGAATCCGGGTTTTCGAACTGGCTGGCATCGGTGTCCGGCGTAATCCGTTTGTGCGTTTTTTCGGACAGCATTGCCTTTGTAGCAGTTGTAGCTGTCGCCCATGTTCACCCACAACGTCCCCTCCGGCTTGAGTGCCCGACGCAGCTCTCGGAACACCTCAACGAGTTGAGCGATGAAAGCCTCCGGCGACTCCTCCTGCCCGATCTGACCGTCCACACCGTAATCACGCAGCCCGTAGTAGGGCGGCGATGTGACAATGCAATCCACGCATCCGTCCGGCAGCAGTCGGGCCGCTGCAAGCGCATCCAGGTTGTAGGTGGTATTGATTTGCATAACTTTCGTTTTATCGGTTTGAAGTCAGCCGAGCCACCAGCGCGGCGCATTCGTCTTTTGTGCGGGGCAACTCGATCGTGGTGGTGCGGCCAAGGTCGGCAAACAGGCGCTTCAGCATCTTGATGCGGATCTTGCCCTGCTGGGTGGCCACGCCCTTGGTGTCGATCGCCATGTCGTAATCCGGCAGGTAGAAGTCCAGCGTGTAGGTGATCGCCCGAACGTTCTCCCCGTTGTAGGTGAACGGCTCTTGTAGGGTGTAGCGTTTTTGAAACAGAAAGCCTATTCCGTGCGATTTCAGCAGATCGTGCATGTAGCGTTCGAGCCGGCTGTCGAAGATTACCCCGTTTTCCTCGGTTTTCGTCGCGTTTAAGACCTTTCGATTGCCGATCGGTGTAGTTATACCATTTCGGGGGAGATCGCCGGAAATAAGCCGTCTAAATTCGCTTGCGGTCATCGTGTCGGTGTTGTCGGTCGATCTTCGTCTCATGCTTGTATTGCGGCTATGTCGATTTTACGCATCCAGTACTTCGTGCCGTCGGGCATTGCGAGGAACTGGAAATCGTCCCACGCCCCTCGGCCTCCGTCCACCTCGGCGATCACCTCGTTGTACGTGTATTTGCGGCCCGTGTCGGCTTTGCGGCTCTTGATGATGATGTCGTGAGCCACGAACGAGGCAAACGTCGAGTATGCGGATTTGTTCTTGTACGCCCCTTTGTTGTCCATTGCCGCGATGATGCGGTTTATATCCTCGGCACTGAACTTGGCCAGAATGTCACGGGCCTGCTCCTCGGTGATCGGTTCGGCCATCGCTGCGATTTCGGGATAGGCCGAATCGAGCCAGTCGAGGAACTCGGCGGTTTGGTTTTCCCCCACACCCCCTTTCCATGTAGGGATTACTGTGTGTGTATTACTCTTACTGTTACTCTTACTCTTAAAAAAAGGAAATTCGCCGATAATTGACGAAAAACCCTGTTTCCGCCTGTTTTCGGCGTCGAAAACTCCCGTCGGCTCTGTTTTTTCAACATTTTCAGCGTCGAAAATCATTTCATTTTTGGGGTTTCGCTCCTTTTTCGTTGTGTTTTCGCTTGTTTTCGGCTCATTTTCGGCGTCGATAATTTCCGCGCCCCCTGCGTCTGTTTTGCTTTTTGCCTTATTATCAAGGAAAAGCAAATCGCGCTCGCGCTTTAATAGCAAAGGTTTCAGGCCGTTACGGTGTTCGGCGGAGAAAATAAACCCATCCCCGATTTCCAACAGGCCGATTTTGACAGCATATTCTACTATCGCTATCAGCTCCTCCGGTTCAACGTCGTAATCGGCCGCCAGCAACTCGACGGTCACATCGTCCCACTTGATGCGGAACAAATCGCTACTGGTCAGCGTTTCCTGCAAATAAGTCCATACCGCATACCCCAAGTGTGAAAACTTGCGCCGAATGGCCTTTACCATCGGTTTGTTTCGTTCGTTTACGTCGTGCGGGAACCAGTCCGCATTTAGTTTTCTCGGTCTTGCCATAATTTCCCAACCTTAAATTTTCTTACTCATTTAGTTTTCGGAATCCAATTCCCACAGTAATCGGAGCAGTGACGAGCTTCGAAATAGCTTTCGGGGACATCGTGGTGTTCGCATTCACCATACCCGTTGGCGTCTTCATACTTGAAGCAATTGCACGATCCGCACACCTTGGTTCCGTTCTCCGTCACCCTGTTGTATTCCGTATCGATGTCGGCGGAGTATCCGGGGCTTGTGTCTGGCTTATTCATTATCGTAATATCTTAAGAAATCAAAAAAATCCGTACATTCGCATCCGCTCTCAGTATTGCCTCGCTCGCCACATATTTGTAAGCAAAACGCCCTCTTCATTCGTTCCCGCGCATCTTTCTCGGCAAGTTCCACGGCTTTGTAAGCATCATAAATACCAACAACCGCCCAGCCGCAACCATCTTTATCTACCAGGTTCGCAGCATCCATTTCGTTCTTGTCGATAAATTCCTTTGCTTTTTCGCTTTTCATATCGTGGTTTTTATGGTTAAAATGGAAAATCTCGTTCCTCCTCCGTCCGGCGCTCCCTGCACGTGCTTTCGAGCCTGGCGGACAAATAGAGCGGGTCATATAGACATCCGATCCGCTTGGCGACCCACAGCGGCACCCGCTCGTCGCCGATGTACGCCGCCATGATCGCGTCGCACAGCTCGCATTCGTCGTGCTTGATGCACCGATCGCAATTCTCGGCGTCCCAGGCCGCCAACTCGCTGCGGCTGCCGAACGTCCTTACGGGCGTGTCTTTTTCAAAGGGGTGGTTGTTCCATTCCATAATCGGGGATATTAGTTTGCCAAATACAGCCGTACACGGCCATCGATGTAAAACTGGATCCGCAGCCCCAGCGCCTCCAATACATCCGCATAATTCTCGCGGATATAGCGGGCTGCCCGAGGGTCTGAAACATAATCGCGATAACGGATCACGACACGGCGCAAATCTCGCACATTGTCGGTATTAACAATATCATTGAACGAGGAGGTGCAATACTTGTAAAATCGGCGATGTACCTCTTTCGCCGCGTCCTTCATTTGCTCGAAAGTCTGTTCCATTTCATACGGTTTTTTGTAGGTTCTTTTTTCCGCCCATCCACTCGAACGGATCGGGCATACAGTCCAGTTTTGCGCGATCATCTGCCGATGACTTTTCACGACGATGCAACCCTTGCCGATATATCATCATCTCTATGCTGCGAACCGATCGTCCGTACTCCTCGGCGATTGCCTGCACATCCTCGCCGGACAGATAGCGGGCGATTACGTCCTGCACCTCGAATTTGTCCCATCGTCTGTACATCTTTCCCATCGCTGCGGATTATTCGTGATTGTCGAACCAGCTGGCTCGGTTACTTTGTGAGGCAACCAGCTCTATACGTTCCGCCAGCACACGGCACTTACTGTTGCGGGTTCCGTCTTTGATTATTTCAATCAGCCCCTCGGTAGCCCACCGATCGACCGTACCACGGCCGAATTTCCGGTAGCATTGTGTGAGGGTGTAGTATTTCGTATCGTCGGCCAGCTCCGCCCGGGCCATACGATACCCGGCAGCGTAGGCGGCGGCTATCTGCTGCAAATGCAGTCGGTCGAGAGGTTCGTGGTTCATGGTATTACGATTTACGGGTTACTTTGATAACGCCGGTTCCCCTCAACGCGGAGACCGACAATTTGATGTTTTTACCCTTGCAGTAGCGGCTGGCGTTGGCCCGCACGCTCGATTCGGTAAACTCGGCAACGCTGAACTCGACGCTTTCGCCAAGCCTCAACGCGGCAAAGGTTTCGGCAAAGTTTACGGTTCGGACTAATTCGGCCATAATTAAAAATCTGTTTATGTTTTGTTCCCGCGCCGGTATCGCTCCGGGTAACCGCTTGACGGTTCGCGGGAGGGTGTTGCACTCAATAACTTGATTTCAGAACAATCAGCGTCACTGTTTGAGGTCACCCATTACTCCGCGATTCATGCGATCACGGACACGCTCCTCGCAACCTTCAAGGAACATCCGCAGCCCGGCGATCTGCTTTTCGTTCTGCGGCGACGGGAAACGGTTATTCAGTTTGATAGCACGGTCGAGCAGAATATAGGCTAACTGCTCCGACTGCACGCCATTAATGACACTTCCGTCGTCATTTTTCTGTACAAACTGAATGCGGGTTTCGACGGGCACATACTTTGCTTTTCCGTCAGAAAAGCCCTCCGAGTGTTGAATCGCATAGCAATGCGCCCCGCCATATACCGGGTCATCGACAACACAGATGGTTTTTTCCTCACTCGGGAACACTTGATAATCTAACTTTTTGAACATACTATTTTTGTTTTTATGCCTTTCGGCGGTTTGTTTTTCAATCAATTCAGGGTTGTCGTGGATGTTGCCAATGACTTCTTTTCCAAACTTATAAATCCAATCCTGATCCAATCTTAAATAACATAATTCCTTTCTATCGACCAAGGCCCCCATAAAAGCTGCGTTGCCGGTATGGTAAAAGATTCTATGAGGGCGAGTTTTATCCTCGGACAATGGAGAGCGTATCACATCCCCCTCGTAAATCTCTTTACCGTGTTCGTCTTTCAACCCCGTGTACTGGCCGACGGTGGCGGGATCGACCCGAACCCAGTATTTTAGTTCTTCGCTCCAAATGAGGGTTGCCTTGTTGCGCGTATCGAACCACAAGGAACCGAATACCCATTTCCTTTCTGCGATACCTATACCTCTGTACCTAATCTCTCTCATAATCTCGTTTATTTGATTATATTTGTAATTACTATTGTAATGACAATGCAAATATGAAAAGAATATTTATCACATGCAAATAATTTGATAAAAATATTTTTCAATAAATATGTTAAAGGATAGGTTAGATTTGATAATCAAAGAGTTGGGATTATCTGGGAGGCAATTTGAAAAGGAGTGTGGCCTACCTTCCGGCTCGTATTCAAGTATATCGGATGGGGTTGGCGCGAACAAATTGAAGCAAATATTTATCAAATATCCGCAAATCTCATTGGACTGGGTAATTATGGGAACCGGGCAAATGTTCAAAAATAACGATGCTCCATCAGAGAAAAATGATAAAAATTCGGAACGAATCGATAAATTATTGGATATTGTCGCTTCCCAGCAAAAGACGATCGAATTATTAGCCCAAAAAGGGGCTGCGACGGATGTGCAGGGTGTTGCTGGCAAGGCGGTACAAGGATAAAACAACCCGAACGATTTATACTGACACCCGATTATCCGATCAAAGACGCGGCCCGGCCTCACAACCTCGACACGACCGCCACGACAAAACGGATTACAAAACTGGATATATTATTGTTTCACGCTTTCGCAGAATAATCCAATGCTATGGTTAGCTTTAGAAAAAGAATTAAAATTGCTCCGGGCGTAAATTTGAATTTAAGTAAAGGAGGCATTAGCACCTCGTTTGGTGTAAAAGGCGCATCCGTTAGTGTTGGTAAAAGAGGAGTATATATAAATAATGGTTTGCCGGGCACAGGGATTTATAAACGCACAAAAATATCCCGCTCTTCAACAAAGAAAAGTCATACACTCCCCGTTGAAATAGGCGAGACAACAAATACCCAGAATTTATCGGATGCCCAAGTCCTCCTTAATGATCTGCGTTCCAAATTGGAAAAGTTGGAATTGAGGGATAAAAATGTCGTTATAGAGACTGAAACTTTCAATATGTACCTTTTCGGGACAATAAGGAATATTTTGAAAGATATGGGTGTAAATTTTCAAACCCTTGTAAAAAAATCAACAAATTGTGTTTTGGTCGGCGATAAAAGAAGACCATCCAAATATACGCGTCTAAAAATAGAGACTTACAGGCAAGAGGGGCAAAAAATATCGTTAATGAAAATATCGGTTCTTGACACCCCAACGATCAGCACAACCATAACCGAAATACCGACTAACATCACTCAAAAGAATATAGTGCAAAATAAAAAACTCCAAAAAATCATCCGAGTACTTTGGTGTATTTTAGGATTTATATTCCTGATTATATTGTTAGCCACAACAACATAATAAAAAATCCCCGGAGTGATCCGGGGTGTCGTTTTCCCTCTATCTTTGCCGATGTTGTCCTTTCGACCTCAACATGAATATCAAATATACATATGACGCAGAAACAAGCCATACAATTATTTGAAGAGCGCAAGGTGCGCACCGTATGGGATGACCAAACGGAGGAGTGGTATTTTTCGATCGTGGATGTCGTCGGTGTATTGACCGACAGCGTGAATCCTACGGACTATATCAAAAAGATGAAGAAGCGCGATCCGGAGCTATCCAAAGGGTGGGGACAAATTGTCACCCCCCTTTCCGTGCAGACTGCTGGAGGTCGCCAACGGGTGAACTGCGCCACGACGCAGGGTATGTTCCGGATCATCCAGTCAATCCCCTCGCCGAAAGCGGAGCCGTTCAAACAGTGGATGGCGCAGGTGGCTGCCGACCGTCTCGATCAGATGCAGGATCCGGAACTGTCGATTCAGCAAGCAATGGTCGATTACAAGCGATTGGGGTATTCGGATAATTGGATCAACCAGCGTCTGAAAGCGATCGAGGTTCGTAAAGACCTGACCGACGCGTGGAAAAAGCGAGGGGTGCAGGAGGGCCAGCAATTTGCCACACTGACTGACATAATCACGAATGTGTGGTCTGGCTTCACCACCCGTGAATACAAGGCATATAAAGGGTTGCGGAAAGAAAACTTGCGGGATAATATGACCAACACAGAACTCATCCTCAACATGCTTGCGGAGGCTTCGACAAAGGACATAACCGAAGCAACCGACCCTCGGACGCTTGCAGCACACAAAGCGGTCGCGCGACAAGGCGGCACAATTGCCCGCAATGCCCGGCTGGAACTCGAAGCAAGAACCGGCCGCAAGGTGGTTTCTCCGTTGAATGCACATCAGGTATTACAAATCGAGAAGACGGACGAGGCGGAATTGCAGACCGAAGATGAAGAATAAAAAAGCCCCCGGAGTAATCCGGGGGCTGCCGTTTCCAAATAGGTCGTCGTCAAACAATAACTACCGGTAACAGCAATTCGTCACAACACAATCGAATAGAACGGCGCCGCGAATTTGTGCAACGCCTCGATAATCTTACGACGTTGTGCCGGGCGTGGTTTACTTTTATCATTGGCATAACGTCCCAACTGGGCGGCCGGAATGCCGGTCAATTCCGCCAATTTAGTATCCTTGATATACTCTCGTGCATATTTCAATGCGCTAACCGCGTCATACTCCAGTTCGATCTCATACGCTCCGTCCAAATATGCCTTGTAGGGAAAACCCATCTCTTTGGCCGTTTTGATATAGAGTGCAACGCCCTCTTTCATGTCGGCAACGGCCGCCTTGACGGTATCGCCCATTCCAGCAAACATATCCTTTTCCATCATGGCCGAAATCGTTCCGTCCGATGCCCATTCGATGATAACCTTTACCTTTTCCATAAATCGTGTGTATTTATTTCGTTTCCGGTTGCCCGGGGAGGGGGCTTATTTCAGCCCCATCTCCCGGATAAACCGCCGTGCTATTCCTGAACCCATTTCTTTCGAACCGTGAAAAGGAACCGAAACCGTTTTGCCATCCTTTTCATAAATTACGTGGCTCCCTGCTTGTCGGATAGATCGCCATCCGTTTTTTAGGATTAGGCGGTGCAACTCACTTGATTTCATATTACCCTTTGTTATTGTTTGACAGTACAAAGATAATGCAAAATATATCATTATCCAAATAAATAGTATATTATTTTATACTTTTATAGGTAATAATTAGTATTTACTTTTCACGTAGTCCAAAATAATGCGGTTGTTCGTGTCGTTGCGTGTGAACCGGCGGTGAATGTACCCCCGTGTGGTCTTAAGGCTTTTGCCGCTTTCGAAGCCGGAAGCCGCCCCGACGTGATTAAGCGCCAGCGCAATGTCGGTTTCCGAAATCCCGCACTCCTCGGAGGCAAGGGTAGCCCAGGTATGGCGCATATAATAGGTACTTAAAGGCACATCGATTCCCAAGTGCGCGGCAAGTTGTTTGCAACCTATATTGATATTACGGTTAAAGTCCCGGAAATTAGCGTACATTTTATAGAACGAGAACAATCGCCGTTTGTCGGGATCTCGGTACTTTTCAATCAGCGACAGCGCCTCCGGTTCGATCTTCACGGACATCAACGCCTCGTCTTTACGGCGGTTAGCCGTCTTTTGCCGGTGGTAGGTGATCCGATCGTCTTCGAGTTCGACATCGGCACCGAACAAGTCGGCGGTGTTCATGGCCAACAAGTAGA